ACATCTATTGTATTTAATTGGTTTGGAGAAACTCCTCTATTTAAAGCATCAGCAGGATTTGTATTTACTACATCAAACATTGGTGCGACCTCATTAGGTATTGGTACGCCACCAACCATTGGTTGATTAAATTGTTTAGCTCCCATTAAAGTAGAACCAATAGAATCATCTTGAAAAGTTCCAGTTCTATATGGAGCAAGAGGTACTTGTTGATTTGGGTCTATTTGGGATGTAGTTCCTGTTAATTGATAATTTTTTCTAAAATCATCTTGTTGTGATTGCAAGTCTTTAGCTCTTACCATTTCCTGTAATTTATAAGAAGTCATAGCATCTTGAGAAAGCTGGTCATAAGGGCTTTGTGCGGCCTGTACTCCTGATAATCCAGCCTTTGCTAAATAAGGAAATATACTTCCGTAGCCTTGATTTTTAGGTTGTGCTGCATAGCTTAACCCGGCGTTTAATAGGCCTTGAAATACAGACTGTTTATTTGCTTTTGCCAACATATCCTCGTAATCACCGCCTAACAAACCCATTTCTGACATTTGTTTTAAATTAGCGTTAGGAGATGCTCCAAACATATTCGTATTTTGTGGTACTAAATCTTTTAAAAAATCTAGTGGGTTAAATGCCATATATTTTTCCTTAAATGCTTCTTAATAATGAATAGTATTGTTCTCTTTCTTCAGGGCTTAATTGTCCAATCATGTTTTGTGGTGCTATTCCCTGTACTCCTTGTACCTGCGTCACTAATGGAGAACTTACTGTAGGGATAGGATTTCTTCTATCTAATGGTGGAGCTGGCGGAACTATCATAGGAGTTTCTTCTGGGCTTAATGAGCTATTTAACATCATTCCAGACTGGGCTTTATCTACAAAAGACATATTGTCATATCCTTCATCAATATAATCTTTACCTTGCCCAAGTAAATTTGTTAACGGATTATCAGCTAGGTCATTAAGTGGAGTGTTTTCTAATCCCATACCAAAGAATCCTTTGGCATCATTAAGTCCAGATGTCATTACTTGGTTAGATATATCTTGCCCAAACAATCCTTGCATTTGCCCAATAGGAACTCCGTTAGGCGTAAATGGACTTATACCTTGCATACCAATTCCAGACGGTGCATTTGCTGCTGCTGCTGCAAGAGCTTCAGTCCCCACTGCCTGTCCTGCACCACCTGCTGTAGTTAATAAAGATGGGAACGCAGACCCTGCTAACTCTGTAGCCGCTGCGGTTGTACCAGACAAAGCTCCAGATGCTAACATTGAAGGCAAGAAACTACCACCAGCACCTAGCAAAGCACCCTTCATACCATTACCACCCATTAGTTTATCTACTGCAAATCCAGCTGCCATGTAAGGAACAAAAGCCATTATTTACCCCCACCTGATTGTGTTGTAGTTTGGTTCATAGGAGTAGGAGCACCATACGCAGCCGATAGATAAGAGGATAATTTTTGTTGTGGTGCATTTTGTCCGTAGTCGTATCTATTAATATCACCTTGAAGGGCTTGTAAGTCATAGGCTTCATTTGTTTTACCAACATTCATTAGTTGTTGAATGTCAGTATAATCTTGTCCAGCCATAGCACCAGCACTTCCTATTGCAGCATCTTGCGCCCTTCTTTCGTTAGCATAGTTTTGATAGGCTAATTCAGAGCCTCTAGAGGATAAAGCATTTGCTAGATTTTCAGTGGCTTTAGATTCTAGTTCACCCATAGCTCCTGAACCATATCTGCCTGATGCTGCTGTTCTGCTACCTATATCTCTAATGGCTGTGTTAAATTCTGATACTACAGGTCTAGCTGCGTTTGCCATCATAGCTGAAAAATAAGGATTACCTGCTGATAATCTATCACCTTGTATAGTGTTTAATGATTGTGCTTGTGCTGCTGGAATTAATGGACTTCCTACTGTAGCTCTATTTTCTGCTAGCCTTAAACCTTCTGTTGTTTGTGATGATGGGTCTACATAGGTTTGTCCAGGATAGTAAACAGGTCCAGGAGCATTGTAGAGTGTTTTAGCCTCATCTAGTCCATAGGTAATATAAGGAAGAATGGCTGGGTCAATAGATTGTTTGGTTTCAGACGTACCTCCGCCGCCACCCTTATATTCTCTTAATCCAGTTACAGGATTAATAGTTCCAGAACCACCATGAGCCATAAGTAAATTAGATTCCCATTTATTTATATGTGCGAGTTCCGTATCTCCACCATAGCCTAAAGATGCAATATCTTGATAGAGTAATTTTAGTAACCAGATTTTAAGTTTAGTTGGAAGGTATTTCATTGTAGCTCCTATAGTTTTAATTCCATTAATATATACTTTCTCTTATAATTATATAGTCTTGACCAAAGCCTTTCTATACTCTCGAATTTAGTAGAACCTTGTATTGAAGTTCCGCCATTATTTCTTGCCCAGTTCTTAAACTGTTCAAATCCTTGCTTAGTATTCTTACCACCGATATATGTAATGTAGCAAACTCTATCATTCGGATACATAATCCACTGCACTGTTGCAGCCAGATGGCATTTATCATCTTTCATTAATAGCAGTAACTGCTGTTGCCCTTGTGCTACTAATAACTTTAGCTGGTCAGCAGTAAATTCATTGTTACCTTTATCTAAAGCTCTCTGTAATAATGGTTCAGCTAGATGCCAATATTGCTGTACATGATTAGTTGGTACAATATATAGTTTCATAATTTATGTCTGTAGGGAAAGCTCTATTTTATCACTTATCCTACGATAATATAATCAAAATCTAGGTCTGTAGATACAACGCTGGTATGTGTAATCACCGCACTACCTTTTGCTTTAGTAGAAACATAAGGTGTCTGTGCTGCTGCGTTTGCAGTAAGCGGTGATAATAAAATCACGCTATCAAAACCTAGTCTTTCATCGGTAAGTGTTGTAGTAGTAGTAGAGTCTGTTAGTGTTACTGTGCCTATGTTATTAGTCTTTCCGTTCATTGCGTTATTAACTACTTCAGATACATTTCTAGGCTCTCCACCCTGATATGGTAACGTCCTGTACATTATCTATTGCCTTGGGGTTTAAAGTCTACGTCTATTGCCATAGCTGTTGTCCAGCTTCCTGTAGGTTTAACGGATACCCTGTGATACCTACCACCAGTTCTGACATTAGCTCTACCTTCTGAAGTAGTAGATACCGTATCTCCAAAGATAATAGAATCATCTAATTCTCTGCGACTAGCAACTGCAATGTCTGCACTACCATTATCTATTTGTGGTCTTATCAAATTAACCACTGAATTATAACCAGCTTCAACATCTGTCGTTACTAGTTCCGAGTTATAGGTTGAGCCTGTAAATGTTGATATTTTAGTTCCTGTAGCTCCAGCAAATAAGAACTTACCACCTACCCATAGCCTTGCATCAAGCGATGCTGGCAAGATATCTATGTCGGTGTATCCTAGTGTACCCATACCTTCTAAAGTCGTCCCTACGGTCGCTATATTGCCTAGAATAGTTGCTGTAGTTTCCACCCTTGACCATTTGCCTAGTGTCCAATTATAGATAAGCATACTTCTGCCACCACCTACGTTTGCATAGTTCCAAATGGCTATGTTAGCGGTTGGGTTTATAGAGGCACTCATGCTGCTAATTAATGTTAGGTCAACATCTGCAAAAAACCATCTATCAACCTTTTCATTTCCAATGGGGGTGACTTGGTTGCCATCACAAGAGTAGAATCCATCATCACTTAAAAAGAACGACACTTGATTATACTGACATATAGAGTTACCAGTTAAGCAACCTAACCCTCTTGATATGTTATCAAATTGGAAGAATAAAGGTGAGCCAACATAAGACATGCGAGAGATAGATTTTTCTAAAAAGATAAGTCCAAATTCTCCCCCAGTAATACCTACTAGATTACCACCATCAGCCATAACTTGACTATCTGATTGTGATGTTGTTCCTGGTGTCCAGTCTGTTTCATCATTGATGTCACTCCACTGTACTGTAGACCTTCCTAGAGCACCTGTTGATAAACTTCCTGTTACTACAAAATCTCTTACGACTGTTATTTGTTTTGGGGTGGGAGCTGTTGCTAAATCTGCCCATATAGTAGATGTACCTATAGTCCAGTATTGTATTATTTCTGTACCATTACATGCTAGGACGGTCTTACCGAATTGTGTAAAGTTCCAATGGAATACACTAGAATAGCCACCCACTTTAGATTTATCTTCTAATGCTTCTGTGGTTGAATTAAACTTAAATAATTTAGTATCTCCACCAGCAAACAAGACAACCTCTGTATCCCATTTTGCGACAAACACAGCATTTAAATCTTCTGATGCTGCACCACTAAAGTCCACTACATTAGGAAATGGTTGGTATCCTATTGACACAGGAATAACATTTAACGCATCATTTAATGCACCTGAATTGTCTGGTTGGTCTGGTAGCCACTCGGTAAATTGTAATCTTTGTGTTGGCATTAATTAACCTCTAGTCCAAGAATTGTTCCAGTTACTGTTTTTGTTGTATAAGATATACCGTCTATAGCTTTCCCTGCTGTGCCACCAATATTAGTTCCATCGTAATCTGGGTTAGGTAATCCTCTAGCTCCTGCTGCACCTAAATTACCGCCTGTACCACCTACAGAGCCACCTTGTTGCTCACTAGAGCCTGGGTCTGACCAGTAGATATTACCTACTCCACCTGTAGTTGCCGTTCCATTAGCTGCTGCTGGACCTCCGCCTGCAAGGTAACCACCTACACCAACAATGTTTCCAGCACCACCACCACCGTTTCCAGTATAATCATCATATGCTTGACCGCTACGATTAGTTCTTCCGCCACTACCACCACCTCCGCCGCCACCTGCAATTGTTCCGTTATTAGTGAGGTTGAGTGTATTTCTTGTGTAGATAGATGTTCCACCACCTAGACCTGGTTTTGATGCTCCCAATCTACCAGAACCAGCGACTCTAGCACCACCTGCTCCACCAGCTCCAACAATCGTCCCATTGTTTACTAAATAGATAACAGAGCCAGTAGGAAATCCTGATATTGATAATGCAGGAACTCCTGTTCCTGTGCTTGATAGCGTTACCCCTGAAACAATCTCTACTGTCGCTGTGATTGGCGTAATAGGGCTTCCTAAAGCAGTGTATAAGTTATAGTTAGTTGCGTTAGCAGTTATCTCTAAAGAGGTAAGCATTTGATACCATGTACCACCTTGCTTTATCCATACTTGATTAGCTTGCTTCCATGTACCAGAATTTTTGGCGTATACACTCTCTGGAATAACCCATGAGCCACCATTCTTTACATGCAAGCCCATTAAATTTGATACCAGATGTCGCCGTCAGCTCCACCAGATGGTGCAGAACTAGATATAGTTTTTACACCTGTTGCATTAGTTCCTGGAGCTACTGCATTAATAGTTGTGCCTGTAATCGTTCCACCAGTTATTGCGACAGCACTAGCTGCCTGTGTAGACATTGTGCCAAGTGTAGCATTAGCAGTTGTTACAAAAGCTGTTGTAGCTAGTTGGGTAGTGTTAGTTAATGCTGCAGCAGTTGGTCCAGTAGGTATTCCTGTGAGTGCAGTTGTACCAGTTACGGATAAGTTACCACCGACTACAAAGTTATCACCATCTGTCCCTGCTTGCTGGTCTTTAACCTGTGACATAATTTCACGGATTGCGTTGTTAATTGTGGCGGGGGGACATCCTTCGTTTATGTTAATTCCACCTACATCCGTATTAGAGCCTGCGGTTGGTGACCATTCACTTATCTTATCTCTACTCATAATTTATCCTGTTGAAGTTTATTAATATTACCCAATACGCAACCAAATGTTAGAGCCTACAGGAACATCCGTCCAATTATTACCTTGAATGTGTCCGTCAGCTATTAAATCACCTGTGCCTGAAATTGCACCAGATGCTGAATAAGTTACTGAAGTATTAGCGTGTAAATTAGCAGTACCTGTAATACTTGCTTCACCTGAATTAACTAACCCAGCTAGTATTCCTATAGTTGCTGTTCCAGAAATGCCAGCAGTACCGAATACTAATTGCCCACTAGAATTAACTGTTACACTCGCTGTTCCGCTTGCTGTAGCACTACCTGTTACTAATTGACCTAATGTAATTACTTCTAGTAATGCTGTGCCACTTATACTTGAACTACCTACAATGATTTGACCTGCACTTACTGCTACTAAAGTTCCTGTACCTAGTATGGATGCAACACCAGTAACAGACTGTCCTGTAGTAAGAATGGTTACAGTTGCAGCACCAGATATAGATGCAACTCCACTAAACGTACTTGAGACTAGTGAACTATAGGTGTCTTCTGAAAATGCTGTTATACCAAACATCTATTATCCTTAAAATTATTTATTGCAGCTTTAATTGCATCTTCCGCTAAAACACTACAGTGTATTTTTACAGGGGGTAAAGCCAGTTCTTCCACAATATCTGTATTTTTTATATTCTGTGCTTCTGTTA